GTATCATGAGAGTGTATTTTATTTAATTTTTTTTGTTTTGGTTATTGAGTTTGGGGGGGTGTGGGGGTTGTGTTTTGGGTTGGTGGGGATGTGGGGGGGGGGGGGGGGGGGGGTAGTTTAAGGGGTCGGAGGTTCAAAGAAACTACCTGGAGTTAAATCTATTACTCTGGATTCTTCCACGAAATAATAATCTACATAGGTTAATGAAATTATTGTCCCCTCTGAATCCCTAACGACATCAAATGTTGAAGTGAAATTGTCGATGTAAGTTGCGCTAAAGTTATTACAAGTAGAAGGTGAGTGTCCTACTCCTGGATTAAAATTGGGACTTGATGGATTAAAGTCATCTGCCGTAAATGTGTGAGTGTAATCTCTGTTTTCAAATTCCTCTGTTGATCCAGCCAACGTTGTGGTAACTTTCTTTATTCTAACTCTAACTGTTATAGTAGTCCCAAGCCAAGGTTTGTGAAGGTCGCTATTATCCTCAACAATGTAAGTATTCCATTTCCATTGAGTAAATGTGTATCCAGCAAAATGCGTTGGCGTGTCCGAAGTAATTGTTGTCTCACTATTTATTTCCGCAGGAACAGTAAACTGCGCTTGCCCGCCGCTATACTCCCAATCAAAAACGGTAAGCTTTGCGGTGTGTGGTGAGTTTGGGTTTTGCACAACATTCAATGGAAGTGCATTTGTCGTGCTTCCCCATTGTTGAGTTATTCTCCACTCTGTTGCCGTGCCACTTCCGTTAAATTGATATACATCAACAACCATTGTTTTCGTGCCTGTAAGAACATCATAACTAAAGGAAGTAACACTTGCCAACATTTCCCCAGAAATATCAAAAGGAAATAGAGCTTTTATTTTAATTAAATCTCCAACCTCAAAAACAATACTTGTTCCGCTATAAACAAATGTTTTTGAACCAGTCCCAATCAAGTTACTTGTTGCTGATGTTACAGGTGATGTATCAATAACATAACTTCGCATCGACGGATAAGGACTGCTTTCTGGAGGCGTATAAGGGCCTTCTACTATCCCAGTAAATTTAAAATAAAATTCACCAGCCATAACTTGATTGGATGGTTTTTCAATCATAGTTTAAATAGGCCAGAAATAGTAAATCGAAGAATCGGGTAAAGTATACTTGTTGCGTTGCGACCAGACCGACGATCTCAAGAATTGATTAACTGTTGTTAAATTTGTTGTAGGGTCTTTTGTAACCAAAGCTATTAAAATATAACCATAGGTATCCGAGTCTGACTGAATTGCGTTATAGGCAATAACATTAGGATATGCCGCGTTGCTAAAATTATTATCTGGCCATACTTTGCTTCCGCTTGTTTTTGGGCCGGCTCGCAAATATACCCAACAATTACCTTCACTTGAAAATGTTAAAGTTGCAGATACGGCTGGTGTAGCGGTTAAAAGATTTGAAGCACCTACACCGCCACCAATGCACGGAACAAGACCATTGATTGTGCCACTACCGCAATAGAATTTATATGTTTCTCCGTCCTTAAAAACACTTACACCAAATGGGCTATAACTACCACTTTGTAATAATGCTTGAGGTAATGAATACGAAGTGCCGCCAGTCGATGTCTGGAACTGAACATCATTAGACATAGCGGTTTTAGCGTTATCAATACCAGCACCTAATTTGTTCAATGCACGTGCGCTTACAGGTTCACCTTGTCCAAATGAACCCATCACCGAGCTATTGTTAAATCCTCCTATTGAACGCATATTATATGACTGGGTAAATGTCTGGATCCCAACCGCTAATGCCGGACATCATTAAGTCTGCGGTTACTTTGTAAATAGAACCATACAATTCACAAGACACACTTGTAATTAAGAAACTTCTTTTAATCTTTGCTTTAAATGCGGATGTATATTGGAAGATACCAGGATAACCACTTTCATTAGCCAATGCTTTGTATTCTTCTGGGAGTCCTATAATACTTCCGTCTGTTATCCATCCATTGTATGAAGCAACCGACAATGCAATATCTGGGTCTTTAATATATACTAAACATCTTAACGTAATCTGCGGCTTGTAATACGACTTAACACCGGCCTTAATATTGATTGGATCAGTCGCTACTTGTGCAGGAAGGAAACCAACAAATTGATAACCTTGAGTAGCACCAGAGTTTCCAACACCAGGAGTCCACAATGCTCGATTTGGATTTAAAGTGGGGTTTGCTTCCCAACCGCCTACTGGTGGAAAACCAGCAAGTTTACGATTGGCATCACTTGTAATACTTGTGCAATTTATTTGTAAAAAATTAGGATGTTTTTCAATAGGTTCACTTGCACACGATCCAGTCATTGCTACTTGAGTATTGCTTGCTTGACCACCGTTTATGTTTGTATCAATACCGCAAAAGTTTGCCAATACTGTTAATACATTTGCCTTGTCAGATATTACTGAAGCTTTCCAAAGTTTTAAATAACTATAAGGGGCTGGCGCGGAAGTTATACCCTTCTGAAATAGGGTGGTAAAATCAACCAATTTAGATTTATCTAATTTATATCTTACCTCTGCTTGTAATAGACCAAATCCGTCTTGTTCGACTGTCCAACCTGGTTGAGCCAATTTGTCTACTAAATCATTACCATATGGAATTAAAGTATCGGGCATAAATTATTGTGCGTTTATATTTGTTATGAATGGATTAGGAACTTGTTCTTGTTCGGTTTTTGGTGCAGTATTCTTGGCGGTTTCTTCGGTTGCATCTGCTATTCTTTGTAATGGGCTAAATGATACTGCGCCAAAGATATCTCCACCTCCCATTTCCTGCATACTACTTGCCGCACCAGCAAGAGATTGACCAAATGGTGTTAGTTTTGTTCCATTGCCACCAGCTTGTTTTTTAAGTTCTTCAAGAAATTGTTTTTGATCCTGTCTGTCTGCACCCAAAGCATAATACTTTTTTATTTCTTCTACACCTTTAAAACCACTTGCTTTTTCAATCAGTTCTTTACTGCTCAAATTAGGATTATTTGAAATAAAATTTGTAACTTTTTTGGATGTATCTGACGACATACGTGCTTCTAATTCGTTGTAAGTTTGCCTAACTTTATCTATTCCAAAAGTAAATACACCAATAAAATCTGTAATAAAATTAAGAAAAGAATGACCTAAATTTGAAAGAGAATCTGCGGCGCTTGCATTTGCATCATCTAATTCTTTTGTAGATTTGTATAAAATTTTTGTATATTTTTCAATACCTACTGAACCCTGTTTAACAATAGGAAGTAAGTCCTTAAAGGATGAACCATACATTAAATTTCCGTAGTATGCTAAAGTTTGTGCATCAGTTCCGGCAGTATAAGCATCTGCAAGTTTTTTAAGACCATCTGTTGCGGTGAATGTTCCTTCTGTTACATCTTTAAAATTAACATTCATTTTTGCAAAAACATTGTTTAACTCACTACCTTTAATTTTTGATGTTGCTACTTTAACATTAAATTCAGCAAAAGCATTTGCTAATGTATGGAGTGAAGTTCCTGTTACTTTTGCTAAATTCTCAAGACCCTCTAATTCTTTTGTAGTTAAACCAGTTGCGATAGAAAGATTTCTAAACTCCCTCGACCTCTCAATCATCTGATTTGCTTTAGTCAGTAACTGATCCACAAAACCACCAATAGCAGTTCCAAGTGGGCCAAACAGACTTCCGATTGCCGTGCCAACATTTCCAGCCATTAAGTTTGAACCAAAATCAATACCTTTCATAATAACTTCGTCCCCACCACTTAACCCCTTCTTGATGGTCTTACCGGCTTCCTTTACTTTCTTTTCAAGTTCGGTGGTATTAGCACCTACTGTTACGGATACATCAGCCATTGAAGTTCATTTTCTTTTTGTATGCTTCTATACGAGCTTTGAAGTTTTCTAATTCCTTTTCTTCGTCAGTTGAAAGAATATCTATTTTAGCTCCATTGTAAATAGCGTGGGATATGGACATCCATACCGCTTCGCCCTCCGGCATAGTCCAAGATTCTTCCAAGGTGCAACCATTACGGACATTGTTTGAAACGCAGGACAAAATCCAAGGAATGTTTTCTTTTGAAACTTTTTGTTTTTTTTCCTTTTCCCAGAATTTAGGATACGAGCAGGAAACATTGATGCAACCTATGATAGTTCCAATAACTTGAGAATAGTATTTGTTATTCCAGGTAAGATAGAGCATCCATAGCTTTTCACTAAATGATAAAGGTTTAGCCATCTCGGATTTATCGTAGGTCGAAAGAATACGGATCGCCATCAACACAGAATAAGGATTAACTCCTTCAAATCCACTTTTAATAAAAGGAGAGTCGATTGACTCAAGCGCTACGCGGTGGCGTAGGCAAAAAGGCAACAAAGTCTTACCGCAAACCTTGTTTTGTTTGGGCAGGACTGTTACCGCCTGTAAGTAACGAGCATCCATAATTCGGATGCCGCCTTATTAGGCAATCTCCTGGTATTTAATTCCTTTTACGGAAACTTTGCGGAAATCTTTATTAGTTCCTTTATCGTCAACAGATTTAATGATCCATTGCTCTCCACCATAGGTCATTTGAGTTCCTAATTCTGGAGTTTCTTGGGTTGCTAATAAAACACCTTCAATAGTGATTTCTTGGCGATAGTCGTCTAAACGATCTGTAACAACACGACCTTGCTCATCATTAACTTCTACGTCTAAAGCAAAAGACTCTGCCCAATCATCAGATTGAACGGTCATATAAGTTCTTGTTCCGTAAAGTCCGAAATAGTGTGCTACACCGTAATCGATTTGAGTATCAGCCATATGATTTTAGCCAAGTGTCAAGGTGCGGAGGGTAGGACTCCCCAAACGGTGTATTCCAAGGCATTTCCGTAGCGGCGTTGTGACATACCCTCCTCGTCGCTCTCTATCCACATACTATATAACTGACCATCTGTCTCTGGGTCGAATTCTGCCTTAATTGCGTTTATATTCCGAAGATGTCCCATAACTTCTACGACCCTGGCACGATGGACATCAAGGGTCTCATCGTCTGCGGATGAGTAAACAAATATTTTAAGCGTTGCGGTGTAGTTACCAAGGGTATTGCTACCAAGGTCGTCTATAGCTTTTGACGATTCCGCGTGGCAAATGATGATAGGAATTACACGAACCTCGTCGGTGATGCCCTTGTGGATCGCAACGCCGGTGATGTTATCGGAAAGGTAAGAGGTTATCTTTTCCTCAAGGATGGTTCGGAAGTTATAGAATGGAGGAGTTGGCATAAATTATTCTTTGGTTTCGATTTGATTAAACCCTTGTGGAATCTTTGCTACTACTTGGCGAAGTGTTCCGTGATTATTTGGGTGTTTTAACCAGTCTAACATTTGTTTACGCATTACATATGCACGATGGTTTAAAGCGCTACGCATTAAGGAATACCAAGGAGAAAATCTTTCTTTACCTTGAGAACCCACTCTCACGGTTGGAGTGCTACCTTTTAAATTTATTAAACAAATCTTATCTTGACCACCTTGTGCTTCGATCCAAGCAACACGTGGCATTTTACCAAGTCCTCGTCCGGCATAATACCATCCAGATTTAAGACGACCTACTCTTTGTTGAACTTTCTTAATGTAGCGTTCTACGACCTTAAAGTCATCCACATAAACTTTTTCTCTACTATCAAAACTTTTGCTAACTTTATATTGAGGACGACCTCTAATAGCTTCGTGTATTGCTTTAACACTACTATCAGTAGTTCCCATAACAAAAGTTGCTCTGCGTTTACCGCTACCATTTTTAGTCCATTCTTGGAATAAATTCCATTCACCTTCGCCAAGGAATGCACCTGTTTTAAATCTCTTAAATACCCAATATGGTTCGTGTGGTTCTGGTAAATCTCTTTTGGCTTTCATCCAGGCGCTGAATATACCAATATTACCAAACGCCGAAACCTCGTCGGCTGGTGCTTGAGCAATAGGGGCGAAAATCTTTCTTACATCACGACTTACATTTGAACGACCTTTGTCTCTGGCTATATTATCTCTGCCATTTCTACCATTGCTTGTTGGGCCTT